TGCTTTGGTCCATAAGCAAGAGGAACTTTCTGCTCTTCTATTACCGAACCATCAGAAGGATCTAATTTTTTAATTTCTATATTATTAAAAAGTGTACCAAATGCAATAATGGTTTTTCTAATAATTTCGTGATAATCGTATGTACCAAGCATTATCTTATAATGTACGTATACTAACTATTTAGAACTCACCAAATGGGTTGGATTCGCTGAAATCTAATATTTCATCAGCCTCAGTTTCTATCACTTTATTTTGAGAGTTCAAATCTGTTAATCCGAGTTTTACAATATTTTTAATTGTATAACTTGAGTCTGATCCATTTAAAGTAGTTCCGATTCCAACAACTTGTTCTCCCAGTGAGAATGATCCAGAAATTGTAGAAACTTTTAGTATCTTATCTTGACCATCCCACTCTTGAACATATGCAGTTGTTCCAGTTGATACGCCTTTAACTATTTCTTTAAACACATAATTGCCAGAAGAAGAACTTGATGCATCTGGATCGGAGAATGTTATAGTTTGGTCTTCTTGATTTATATGGTAATCTTTTCCAGAGTATCTATAGTATACTGATGTTACTATTCCACTTGAATTTATGTTTGCAATAGCAACTGGTGGAATTGCTCCGCCAATACTTGTTATACCAACTGTTGGTGCAACTGAATATTGACTTCCTGCAGAAGTTATTATCGGTGGCATCAATGCTCCTCTATTAACTATAGCAGTTGCTATAGCACCAGAACCACTCTGACTAATTATTGATACTGAAGGTGGTAAAGTATATCCATAACCAGGGTTTGAAATTAAAATTTCATCAATAGATTTTCCAACTTGTCCAGTCTTACTAGTCATTATTGCCACGGCAGTAGCATTATGCAAAATATTTCCTGTGGGAGAAGTTGAAATTGAAACGACTGGTGCTTCGGTATAACCAGTCCCATCATTAATTAAGTCAATATTAAATACAGAATATGAATTATTTAATTCCACAGGAACTGCTAATTCTCTATTGACATAATACTGTTGATATGTTTCTATAGATCCAGTTGCAGTTTCTGCTAAATCGTTGATCATTTCCAGTATGGTTTCTTCAACATCAAAACCAACTACAGATTGATCTGCCTCATCATCGGATGTAAATATATTATCATCGAGAGCGTAGTCTATAACTTCACAACTCAATTGATATACATACAGATTGTTTAATTGATAGAAAGGTTTTTTCCCCTCAACATATTTTATTTCAAACATAGTATTATCTAGTGGAAGATATATTAAATCTCCTTCTCTTGGTCTTGATAACAAGAGCAAATCATCTCCAGTAGATTCTGATAAAAAGGGACTTATAAAGTCCTCATATCTTTCCTTTGATACTATAAATGTGATGGAATCAGTTGTTTGCACACCAAATTTTGAAAGTATGTCACCACTACCCTCAAAGCCTTGGTAGTTCATGATATATGCTTCTATTTTGAATGAAGCATCAAAATTAGAAGCAACTACATCTCTAAAAATTGCATCTCTGTTTATAATTTTTCTGGGCAAATATGAAACATCTTGCCCATAAATTTTTAATTGTTCATTAATTAGATCCTGAACTAATCTTTGCTCACTTGCTGATCCTTGTAGAAAGTATGAGTTTAATGGCATAATATTAACCTATCATATCTAATGGTGGCATTTCGTATGTGTCTCTTAGTTCTCTTTCTATTTCTTCTATTTCACGAACTGCATCATCATATAATTGTCTTCCATTTAATTGAACTCCACCAGGAAGCATGACTCCTTGGAATTTAATTAAATTTTGTCCCCATTGCCTCTTGATCAGTGACGTAAGATACTTTTTTAACCACCAGTCATTATAGATTGATTCTGCATCTGCTGGATCGACAAGTCTATAGCAATCGAGAACAATATATGTATCAGAACTAAAACTTGCATAATCAATATCAAGATATAGTCTATGTCTCTTTTTATTAAAACGTAATTGAATATCTGGAGTGATCAATCTGCTAAGATCTTCCAGATATGTTTTTGTCATCGCATAATTTAATAGATCAAGTGCCCCATAGTAATATAGATCGTTTAAGAATAACTGATATTTTATATTAAACAGTCCACTGGAGATTGTACTATTATCCATCTTGAAGACTTTATTGACCCCAAGCACATGATCTGGTAATTGTAAAAAGTTTGTACTTTCTTTCCAGTCAACAGAAGATACACCAACCGTTGATGTTGCAGTGGTTGTTGTTATACCAGTTTTTAGTGTTTCCTTCTCAGACTCCGAAATCTGATGCTTCAGAAAAACTCTTTCGATACCATCAAAATGATATTCCTGAAAATGTTGAATTGCATCGTCAACTAAATCGTCAATTTGATCATCATCGACATTAATTTCCAAAACAGGATATCCAAGTCTTCTTAGACAATAATCAATTAAACCTTGTCTACTTGTTGGTTGACTCATTCTTCGATACCTGTTTTTTGATATTTATTTGGATCAATAACTTCCGCCATCTAATTCCGCACTAGATTTCCACTTTCCTTCTGTGCCATTGTAAATTAGCACCATTCCATCAGAAAGTGATTCCGTATTTACATCAACAAGTTCACCCAATCCAAAACTAACATTTCCAGTAATGGCTGATCTTATTTTTATAGACTCTTGTGTTCCTACTCTTACTCTAATGTCTGCCATTTTTACCCTACCGTAACTCCAGCAGTAACTATAGCACTTCCTTCTACAACTCTAGTTTTTGTAGATCCATCATCTATGAGAATATCGTATACGTATCTTCCTGGTTTGAGTGTTGATGTTATAGATGATGCTAATCCTATTTGCAACTTACCCAAAGACACGTTTGGAAATGTAACTGAAAATGTAGCACTTGCATTTAAAGATGATGGATGTTTTTTCATCACGGAAGATCCACTATAACCACTCAAATTTAAATAGTTTCCACTATTATCCTCTAAGTTGAATAACTGATAAAAATCAGCCCCAACATCTATTACAATATTACTAACATATGCTGCCATTAGTATAAAGTCAGGATATCCTTTAGGTATTTATAAGTTAACCATTCACAATTGATTTTAATAAGAATTTTATTTCATTAATATCCGTTTTAATTTGCTGGACTTCATCCTTTAAAATTCTCAATTCCATCTTTTCCTTATATTTTGTTTCTGAGAGTCGAATGAATTTTTCAAATTCATTTTCATTATTGTTTATTATTGCATTCGACTCCTTGTTTCGCACAAGAGAAGAATCTGATTTTACTTTAATATAATTATCCATCTACGCTAAATGATCTCAATGCAATTGCTCTAAAGTTCTTCAATCTTGGTGGTTTTGCTTGGTTTGTTGATGTCATTACAACCTTAATCATAAATCCACTAAACTGTGCCATATTATCAGCAGTAAACTTGTACTCGCTAAAACTATTTTCTAGTGAATTTGGATTTACAACCTTATCTGATGAACCATCTGAATTAAATGGTATGTAAACTTGTTGTGAATCTGCAGAATCACTTCTGAATAATTTGTAGAATACCTTAAATTGTCCTTCTGCCTCTCTATGTCCATCAAACTGAACATAGAGTGAATTTGATGGGAATTCAAGAGATATTTTTCTTGTTTCATAAATAGCAGAATTTGGATCAGAACCAGAAATCCTAACTCTACTATCTGTTTCGAAATCAGAAACATTCGAGTCTACAAGATTGCTTATTGCAATTACGTTTGCTCTGTCTAAGTCAATAATTGGTGAAACATCTTCTTTAGATGTTGATAATGCTAAGGTAATAGCAAATGACTTAGAACCTCCAAGTAAATTGTATTCATTTACATCAGATGCTATTATTCTGGAACTATCTAAACGATTTAGTTTGTTCAACGACACTCCTTCATATCCTAAATCTAAGAAAGAAGATTCAGAACCACTTAAACTTGTTCCAGATGTAGTTTTAATTGAAGCAGTGACATTTGTTCCAGTTGGAGTAATCATATTAAATTGTGGATCAATATATTCGAATGGAATATTTTGTGAAATTTGTAATGCACTTCCTCCACCAGATTTAGTTGATCCAAAGGTTTTAGAAGTATCGCTTAACTTCAGATAATACGAATTAAATGTTTTATCTCTTGGATCTATGTTATGTTCTTTGTTTATCTTTAAGAGAGATACAGAGTTGAATTCATACTTATAAACTGCATCATTTTGTGAGTGATTTGATTTTAAACTAGAATCAATCACTCTAGAAGTAATTGTAATATCATTTCCAGAAATAGTATTGTAAGAAATGATTTCTTTGTTTATTTTAATGTACCCTGTATTTGCTGCACCAACTGGAGATCCTTCAAAATTAACAAAGTTGCTTCCATCACCAACGGTGATTACAGTCGTATCGTCATCTATTGCACTAATCAAATTGGTTGGTGCAATATCAGTTGCAAAATCTACAACCTTCACCTTATTAGTGCTGGAATGCATACCATGATTGTGGTGATCAAACAGTAAGGTATAACCATCTCTAATTGGATCATCATTTACAGAAGTAGGAGCAGAAATAGTCGAAGAAGAACCAACAGAATTGTAATACGTCAACGCTATTCCAGTGGTAATATTTGTATCAATATTATCAAGGACAATTAAGTTTGTTTGACTGACAGATCCAACTGTTACTCTTACTCCAGATCCAGTCTCTCCAATTTGATTTGCAAGTAAAAGATCTCCAACTGCATATCCAGAACCAGAATCAGTTACACTAATATTACTGATAGCTCCACTTGAAACTGTAACAGTAGCAAGACAAGAATTTCCAAATCCAGTTAGAGATGTAAATCCTATTCCAGTAAAAGTTCCATCAGTCAATCCAATACCAGAATATGAAACAGTTAATGCCGATCCACCAAGATCAACTGGACCTCCAGTGGCAAAAATATCTCCAGAATTGGAACCCTGTGTAATGGTATTTCCTTGGGCAAATGCAGTATTTGTACTTGCTATAGATACATATTGTCTCTTAGAGTATGCTACTACTGGATTATTTTTTCTGACCTTCACTAATGGAAGTTCTTTATTATAGAAAGTAATAAATGATGGAGTATTTGTTACAAATTTTGCTTTGAACAACTTAAATTTCAAGTCTTCAAGTTGACTTGGAGTCCAAGTTGAACTATTTTGTGATTTGAACAGAGAACCAAGATATGGTTGTCTATTATAAACTGTTTGGAGGATTAAATCTTCCTCTCCCATTCTTGTTACAAATGCAAGATACTTTTCTGTTGGTGCTACCAGTACCAGAGCATACTCATAACCACTTTGCAAGTAAACTGGTGTATTGAAGGTAAATCTTGTTGCAACGCTACCATCAGTTGAAGTGTTTACACTTGATGGATTTAGTGTAACTTCACCATATGGAACAATAGTAGTAGTTGGAGTTCCATCTCTCATGGTTCTAATTTGAACCGTCACCGCAACATTTGGATCTTTTTCTTTAAAGTAAACTTCACCACCAGTAATAAAGACTCCATCTTGACTTTGGTTTCTATCAACCAAGAAAGACTGAGCAAGTGGATCATACCAACCAGTGTCTCTAGTTTCCTGGACTACGATTGTTTCTTCTTCAAGTTCTTGTGTAATCCTACTAATTGGTTGATCACTGCCGATCTGTTTTCTTTCTACTTCTGCAGTTTTGATCGATAAAGTTTGCTCTTGGACATTTTGAGCATATCCAGTGGCAACAAACACTGCTTCCGCAGAACTTTCACTCTTATCCAATTGATTTGAGTTTACTGAACTCGTTGTCAATCTGATTGTATTGCTTCCAGTCGTAAACTTAGGATTACTTGAAACTTTTGGATCTGGGATATGTAAGGAGAATATGATAGTTCCAGTACTATCCGATACCAATTCAATATTATCAACAGTTGCTTCTGCTGTTCCAGAAATATTAACTAATTTGCTTCCAGACTTTACCCATCCAAGATGGTCTGGTCTTGTTTGAAATGCAAGTCCAGCAGTGTCGATATTTAAATATTCACTGCTTCCAGAGTATAAAGTAGTTCCATTAATACTTGAATCAACAGTATCTGTTGGAGCATTGAATGGTCCAAACAAATGGTTTGGTTGTGCCAATCTCATTCTAATACTTGCTGTTGACGATCCAGGAGGAGTAACAGTATCAACAATATCACCAGTTGCAAAAGAACCTCTAACCATAGTAATTGGAAGAAGTTTTGGAACGCAATAATCTGTCATGTCTACGTTTTCCATAAAAACGTAGTATCTGGTATTTGGTTTTAATCTCTTGCCAACAACTTCAACATTCCTTGATCTGCAATTGAAGAGAACATCTACTCCAATGACTCTACTTCCAAGACTTACAACTTCTTCGCCAGCGGTAAGTTCGAAACCAAATTCTCTATCGATACCTGTTTCATTAAATGTATTAAGTAATTCTCTTTGTCTAGTTACAGCATCGGTTGTAATTCTTCTGATTCCATTACCTCTTAGCAATCTATTGGAAGTTCTTTGTCTGCCAACCTCTACGTCACTAAGAACTTCTTCTTTGATTTGTTCTCTTCCTGTCCAAGTTTGCTCGTGAGAATTCCAATAACTTGCGGCCA